TTACTCAATTTCGCTGCCGTCCATCAGTGTGAACACCAGACGTCCGTCGGCGTGTACGGTTGCCTTTTCCACGACTGCCAACCACAGGTGCTCGTCAAATTCTGCAAGTATCCCGTGCTGCTGCTCCATCGTGTCAATAAAAGCTGTGAGCACCGTGCGCTGGATTTTTCGTTTTTCCATTTCGGCTTTCAGTTCATCGATTCTATTTACCACCGCATTGTATTTAGACACAAGATCCTCCTGCCGCTTTTTATACGCTTTCTGATCCTGCGCTGCCGACGCGTTTTCAGCGATGTGCTTGCGGTTCATTTCGATAAGCACCTCGGCTTCCGCGTTCCTTGCCGCAAGCTCATCGTCAATGGCGGCGCTGTCAAAAAGGTCGGCAAGCGCCAATCGGCACTCACTGATAACCTCATCGGTAATGTCCTGCATATCGTTCCACGCCCGGATGAAGCGCTCCTTTATTTCATCCTCGGTCAGATGCGGTGTGGCACATTTCTCGCCCTTTTTGAACTTGTTGTTGCATTGCCATATCACACGGCGGTATTTATCGGTTGAGTGCCAGACCTTCGAGCCATAGAAGCCGCCGCAGTCGCTACAGACCAGCTTTGCCGAAAAGCAGCTCTTACAATTATAGCTGCGCCCTAATGCCTTACGCCGTGCGAACTCCGCCTGTACCATATCGAAGTCCTCGGCGTCAATGATTCCATCGTGACTGTCTGTAACATAGAACTGTGGCACCTCGCCCTCATTCGGCTTCATCTTCTTTGTCAGAAAATCCGTCGTGAAGGTCTTTTGAAGAAGCGCGTCGCCCTTGTACTTCTCGTTGGTGAGAATGCTTTCGACCACATTGCATTGCCAGCGTTCCTTGCCGCCGGGCGTCGGAATGCCCTGTGCCGTGAGATGCTTGGCAATCCCGGTGGGTGTTTTTCCCTGCAGGAACATCGCGTAAATCAACTGCACAATTTTCGCTTCCTCCGGCACAATCTGCGGCGTACCGTCCGCGCCCTTCTCGTATCCGAGAAACTGACCGTATGACATGGACACCTTACCGTCGGCGATACGCTTGCGCCATCCCCATGTGACGTTCTCTGAAATGCTCCGGCTTTCCTCCTGCGCCAGAGAGGACATTATCGTGATGAGCAGCTCGCCCTTGGCGTCGAAAGTCCAAATATTTTCCTTTTCGAAGTAAATTTCAATGTTCGCCGCCTTGAGCTTTCGCACGGCGGTAAGGCTGTCGACAGTGTTTCGTGCGAAACGGCTGACCGATTTTGTGATTATCAGGTCGATTTTACCGTCCAGCGCATCCTTAATCATCTGGTTGAAGCCGTCGCGCTTCTTCGTATTGGTCGCTGAAATTCCCTCGTCCGTATATACAAATACGAAGTCCCAATCTGGGCGCTCCTTGATGTATTTGGTGTAGTAGTCCACCTGCGCCTCGTAGCTTGATTGCTGTTCTTCCTTTTCCGTGGAAACGCGGGCATAACCCGCAACCCTGCGCCGCTTGGGCACGGATACGGCAAGATTGGAAAAGCGCGATGTGACCGTCGCCGGTATCATTGTGATTGTTCTTGCCATCAGCCATTCCTCCTTGTCGCTTTTTCTCTTGCCTTTTGTCGCTTATCCTCCGTCCAGCTTTCACGCCGTGAACGGTCTTGCCACCGAGTCGTCGCTGCCGTGCCGTCCTTGAAATGAAACTCAAGCTGATTGTTCTGCTGCGCCGTGATAAGTGCTATTCGCTCTGAAAAAACGGCGGCATCAAAACCGTCCGTTCCGAGCATCGCGGCGCACTCTGCTTTAAGCGTCTCTTCGGGGATCTGCTTTGAAGCGCAGTGTTTTTTGCCCTTGGTATTGAATGTGGCGCAAATCCAAACAAAGCCGGTCGGCGTTGTCTTCCTCCGATAATTCTTGCCGCAAATACCGCAGCGTATTTTTCCTGTGAACGCGGTTTCCGAGCCGGGCTTCACGATCACAGCTGTTGCCCTGCGTGAAAGCTCTTCTTGTACAGCCTCAAATGTAGCCCTGTCAATAATCGGCTCGTGCGCCTCCTGTACGAAATACTGTGGCAATTCGCCACGGTTTATTTTTGTTTGCTTTGATAAATGGTCGGTGCGGAAGGTCTTTTGCAGCAGTAAATCTCCGGCGTACTTCTCATTGCGGAGCATTTTGCTGATGGTGGCTTGACACCACGATTTGTTCATTCGCGTGGGTATTCCCATTTCGTTAAGCCTGTTGGCTATGGCCTGTTTTCCGTAGCCCTCAAGAAAAAGCGAGAATACGAGGCATACCGTCTTCGCTTCCTCCGGCACGATCTGGAATACTCCGTCTTTTACCCGATAACCGAGCATCGTGCAGTCCCACGGCTTGCCTTCTTCAAAATTCTTGCGTACCCGCCACTTCTGGTTTTCGGAAACCGATAGGCTTTCCTCCTGCGCATAGGATGCAAGAATTGTCAGCATCAGTTCGCCATCGGCGCTTATGCTGTGAATGTTCTGCTCTTCGAAAAACACATCAATGCCAAGCGTTTTTAATTCTCGAACCGTAGATAGCAGTGTGACCGTGTTCCGGGCGAAACGCGATATAGACTTTGTGATGACCATATCGATTTTCCAAGCGCGACAATCCGCCAGCAGGCGTTGAAAGCTCTCACGGCTGTCCTTTGTGCCGGTTTTCGCTTCATCCGCATATACGCCGACGTACTCCCAGCCGCAGTGCTTTTGAATCCGGTCGCTGTAATAGCTGACCTGTGATGCCAGCGACTGAAGCATTGCGTCCTTGCCTGACGAAACGCGGGCGTATGCCGCCACGCGCTTTCCCTCAAAGGGAACTCGCGGCGCAAACTCTATCTGTGTAATTCGGCTGTTTGCCATTGATACTCCACCTCCTTTCAGGGGGTACATATTCGCTCTAAAGGACGACAAAGTCAAGGCAATTCGCGCCATATACTGCACAAAGATACGCGATATTTGACCGCGAGATTTTCCTCAAGCTTGGCATAATCACGGATGGTAATATGCCCTTCGGACAGCCATCTCCTCAACACAGCGACGACGGCTTTGTATTTCATCAGCTCTGTTTTTCTGTCCTGCGTCATATGGCAGCCTCCGCTCTTTTCGTGCGGTGCTGTGCCGAACACGCATGACAGCAAAACTTGCTGTTCGGTCTGCCGTAGACCGTGTATGCTTTCCCACAGTGAGTGCATATCCTGCTGTAATACGCCTTTCGGTTCTCGGCGTTCGGATGCATTTTCCACCATGCGTTACGGCATTTATCAGAGCAGAATTTTTTCGGCTTGCTCCCGGGCTTAGTCACAAGCGCCTGTCCGCATTGCTTGCAGCGAGAAGCGTCATCAATGACAGATGATTTTTCAGCCGCCAAGGCTAAACCCTGTCTGCGGCAATAGCTCTTCACTGTGTTTATCGAGAGTCCGACCGTTTCGGCGATTGATACATACTTACAACCCGCAGATCGCAGGTGAAGTATGGTTGATTTCTGTTCGTTGGTCATCAAAACCACCTCCTCGCCATACGGAGAAAATGGAGCAATTTTGGGGAGGTGTTTCGACATAAAAATACTGCCCAGCAGAGAAAAATCTCCGCTGGGCAATAACTGTAGGTCAACAACTTGACCTGTGGTATATGGACTTGTAAGCTAAAGCGGTGTATCCTTTACTCGCTGTATTTCACAAACGCATCAGTGAAGCCTGCGGCTTTGACCTTCGTGAGCATGGCGTCAGCGTTTGCCTTGACTGAGAATGCGCCGAGCTGGACGCGGTAATACTTCTTCGATGTAGTGGGGGCTTCCGGCTCCACAGGCACTTCGGCAGCAGCCAGCCCAGCCTTCACATCGGTGCGGAAGGTATCCATCGACTTTCCATGCTTCGGGAACCAGTGCATGACATCGCCGTGATTGGACGCAATGCCCTGCTTGTAGCCCTCGCAGTGACAGATGATATTTTTCTCCGTCAGCCCATACTGCTTGCAGAGATACACACACAGCTCGACCGCTTCCTTGTAAACGGCAGAAAAATACGAGGCATCGGTCAGACCGTCCTCGCAAATCTCAAAGCCAATATGCGTATTGTTGGAGCTGCCGCCGCCATGCCAGCCGCGCATATTCCACGGCAGCGTCTGGTAGGTGGCAATGGTGCCGTCCTTCAGCTTGCCAATGAAAGCGTGGACACAGACCTGACGCCCGCCGGGAGTGGCGGTATTCCAGTGATTGCCGTACTGATTGATGCCGAGCAGCCCATCGTCGGGTCCGACGTAGCGTTTCAAATTCGGATTGTTCGCGCCGGTACTGTGTACCATGATGCCCTTTGGCACAATGGCCTTTCCTGCTTTGTAGCAGTCGTTGTTCGTGAGAATGAGTTGGTGCAGGTTCATTTCGTATCCTCCTTGTTGCTGCGGTCATGGAGCTGTTCCAAAACCTCCTTCAGTTTTGCCGGGATTGGCAGACCCAAATGCCCGGCATTCTCCATGAGCGATACGCCCTCGTTGGATAGGTAGAAAAAGATGACTGCCGTGCGCAGGACCCCAGCCTGTCCGAGCACCTGTACGTCGATGATGTTGCCGATGCCGACCATTGTAAAAATGAGCACCTTCTTAAAAATGCCCTTGAAGCCGACCTCGCTGGAGAGCTTGTGGTCAACAATCGCGCACATGACGCCGGTGATGTAGTCGATGACCACAAAGGCGATGAGCGCATAGAGGAAGCCGTCAGCTCCTCCGAGGAACCAGCCAAGCCAGCCGCCGATGGCAGCAAACGCAAGCTGAATCCAGTTCCAGATTTCTTTCATGATAAAACCCTCTCTTTCATTTCATAAAATAAGCGCTCACCCATTACGGGTAAGCGCAATATAAAACCGAGTTTGAACCCCACGATCCGCTTGTCGTCACATAGAAGCCGTCACCGGGAATATAGATCGCATTGACCTTTGTCCCACTGAAGTTCGTTTGTGGCACGGCTTTCCACTGATACCCGTCCGGTGAGGCGTAGATGACGTTATCCCCAAACTGCAAATACTGTCCCAGCTTTTCTACATAGACCATCGTGGAGAGGGAAGGAATATCCTTTGACTGCCCCTGACGCACGACCGTGTAACCGCAGCCGTTCCCGTTCATAACGCAGAGCTGGTAAATGCTATTACTGGCACTGGCATAATAGGAGTTTATCAGAAAGAGACGTCCGCCAACCGAGCGAATACTGCTAAAACCAATCTTGAACGATTCGCTATACCCATAGGGATACTGCATCGTTCTCCGCCATTGGTAGCCATTGGAGCTTATTTGTATTCCACCCTTTCCAGAGTCCACGATGGTATCCGAGGCAATGCCTATATACATTCCGTGATGGCAGGTCATATCCGTGAAGCAGCACATTCCGTCCTCGTAATAGTCTCCCGTCAGCGTCCAAGCTCCGCCGGAGCCCACATTACTTTTTGCATACATGGGACTGTGAACCCACCATGCGGAGAGAACGCCATAGCTACCATTACTGGCTCCGCACATGACGGGGTTTCCGAGACCGGGTAGATACCCGGCATAGTTCAGTGTCATTCCGTCAAAGGACGAATAGACAGAGGCACTGTTTACAAGAAGGTATACCCCGTTGCCGCAGTATTGCATATCGGCTTTTGAAGTAAAGGTTGGTATCCATGTGCCTGTTGCAGGATCGTAGCAAGAAAAATTGCCCGTGGAGTTTGCATACCCACGAGCAATAAATGAGGTTCCGTTGCTGTACACATACGAGTAGCTGCTTTCTGACGGCAGCCCCATCGAAGCGGCAGACCGGTTCTTCCACGTCAGTAGAGGAATGTCAGAAACCATATCGCCGTTGAAGGCCGCGAATACGACGAGCGGTGTGTTGAACGCTTTGCTGTATGCCATTATTACACCGCCCTTGTAATGCTGGTCATTCGTCCGTTTCGGTCTACAGAATAGTTGAAAGTCACCATTGAACCGTCCGAATAAGTGACGGTAAACGAAGTCTCGCCAACCGCTATATTCTGCACTTCTTTATAGGTGTCGAGGAAATTGCCGTAGTCAGCTTCGAAGCTGTCAAAGCTGTCGGACATACTTCCGAACTCGTCCCAGATGGCAGACATATCGTCGTTATTGTCCGTTGCGGTCTTTTCAATGCGGTACAGATTATCGTTGATAGTTGGCTTGTAGCTGCCAACCTCCACACGGATGCTGTACTTGTAAAAGGGGTTATACTCCATAGCGATGATGCGCGTTCGGGTGTTGATGTGCATGGGCGTGAATACAATCTGCACCTCGTCCCCAACAGAGAAATCTGCCACCTTGTGGAAGGCTACCTCATAGCTCTCCGTAGCGGAGCGGCTGTCATAGGTAACACTCACATCGGTGACCTTTTTCCCATCCATAAGCTGTTTCACAGCGGTGCTGCCACGATGCTGGCGAAGGTTAATGTAATGCCCACTGTATTCAATCTCGCCGCCGCAGATGGCGACGAACTGCATCAGCGCCTCGCGCCGGGTTACACTCTGGTTTATCTTCATTGTGACGCTGTTTGAAAACTCCACCGTGCCTGCCGAGAACTGCGTTCCATTCAGAAGCTGTGCCAGCCCTGCAGCAGGAAGTCCGGTGTAATCGAAAGCATCTATCTTGTAGCGGTCGTCGTTGAGCACATAAGAAATATGCTCACAGGTTGCCGCTACGGTCATAAGGCCGGACGAGATGGTTTTTGCCACGCGCACGACGTTGAAATAGTCACCCTCATACTCCGCAACGCAGCCGGGTCGGAGGAATTCGCCTCGACCGGCAAGAGTGGAGAACTCAAAGGTCAGCTCACCCTCCAGACTGTCGCGCAGATTTGCCGACAGCACCTTATCAATGGATTGAAGCAGAGCGCCAGACGCGCTGTAGACAAAGATGACTGTGTGCTCAAGTGCGGCACGAAATACAGCGTTGACATTCATGTCGGCGGTCACATTTGAAAAATCCGAATCCCAATGGTCGAAGATAGAGTCAATCTTCTGTGGCGGCAAAGGTGGGATAGCCGCCGTGCCATCTTCGACTTGCTGGGATGAGAGCAAAACGCCGTCCGAGTAAAAGTTCACCGTGTGGTATACGATGATGAACTCATACTGCGCTGTGAAATCCATATCCGCACGGATGTTGGCAAACACCGCAGGCAGCCAGCCTGTAAAGGTGTAGCCGGAGCGGGTGGGATTGGTCGGCGGCGTTGCTGTGCCCCCACTTTCCACCTGATCCGTTTTCAGGACCGCTGCATTCCAGTCCATGAAACGGACGGTGTAGTAGATGATCTGCTCATACAGCGCGTGGATGTCGAGGTCAGAGAGTATCTCAGAGCACGGCAAATCCCATCCGAGAAAACGGTAACCAGCTAGAACCGGCGCATCCGGTGTGGTGGCAGAGTACCCGTGCTCAACAAGCTCTTCTTTGAGCACTTCGTCGTCCCAGTCGAGAAAGCGCACCGTGTGATAGACCTTCCGCGTGAACTGCGCCGTGGTGACCATATCCGCAAGGACATTGTCAAAGGGTACATCCCAGCCGGAGAAATTGAAGCCTTCGCGGTTGGGAACCGCCGGAGCTGTCGCCGTGCCGCCCTCAAGGACATACTCGGTTTTGAGCACCGTAGCATCGTAGTTTTTGAACAGCACCTGATAGGTGCCGATGGCGCGATACTGTGCGGTGACTGTGAGGTCTGCTGTAACATCATTGAAGGCCATGTCCCAGCCGGTAAAGATGTATCCGGCGCGAGATGGATTGGCGGGAGCTATTGCCGCTTCATGCTCGATAACAGTTTCGGCCTTTAGCACCGTCCCGTCCCAGTCTTGGAAGGTCACCGTGAAGTAGGTCAGATACGCCTCCAACACGATGGTATTCAGCGTGTTGAAGATGGTATCACTTGCGCCACTGGACCATGCGCCCACGCACAAAAACACCTGACTTGTACTCGACAGGATTTCCAATGTTCTGGACAAGCCGCCTTGATCGGTGGCGTCATTGGTATCCAACGGGTCGAATACATAGTTGGTCAGCGTTTGCCCAGTGGTTAGATTTGGGGCACAGCCCAAACGAAAGCGATTCCGCATCTGCAGCGACACCCGATACTGGGTGCTTTCCTTAATACCGAAGGTCCGCATACCGTTTGTGCTGTCTGCAGTCGCCGTGCCCGCAATATTCAGAAGCTGATTCGCGTATCGGATATATCCGTTGTAGTCTCCACAGAAAGCACTTGCGCTGATGTCTAACCAGCCAGTAGCCATACCTTCACCTCCTTAAACCGTGCCCAGATTGCGGACGGTGACCGCATTCTGGCTCCATTGAATTTGTGAGATAATCCGGGTAAGCGTAGCGCCATCCAATGTGAGCGGAATAGTCACATTGAATAGCTGCGCCGTGGCGGTCGTGCCGCTGACACCGCTCAGAGCCGTGTTCATGTCGAGGTCAAAAGCTGTCGGGATCGCGTTCTCCATGTCCTTTTCAACCCCACTCATAGCATCTGTGAAGCCAACGCCGATACCTGTGCCCATGTTTTCGCCGATACCGGCGAACACCTTAGAGGGCGAGTGGATACCAAGCAGACGCTTTGCGCCGTTGACGATGCCGGAGAAGAAGCTGGACACCTTCTGTGAAATCCATGAAGCCAACGACTGGATGCCTTGCCACAGCCCCTGCACGATGCTTTTGCCAATGTTCACAACAGAGCCGACGGCCTGCCCAAGTCCCTGTACCAGCGCCGCAATAATCTGAGGCAGTGCGGCAATGAGCTGCGGAATTGCCTTCACCAGACCCACCGCAAGCTGAACGATGAGCTGAATGCCCATCTCGATGATTTTTGGCAGGTTACTGGTGATGAAGTCGACTATGGTTGTGATGATTTGCGGCAGCGCCTCGATGAGCTTCGGCAGAGCATTTAATAGGCCCTCTGCCAAGCCCTGAATGATAGCAAACGCCGCTTCGAGAATCTGATCCATGTTGTCGAGGAGCGTCTGGCAGATGAGGATGATTGCTTCCACGATGGACGGAATAAGCTCCGGCAGTGCCTCTGCAATGCCGGTGGCGAGAGTGACGATCATCTGAACGGCTGCCTCCACGATTGCCGGTAGGTTGTCGATGATGCCCTGCACCAGCGTTAAAACAAGCTGAAGCGCCCCTTCCGTGAGAGAAGGCAGCGCTTCGATTAGCCCTTCAAGCAGGGTCAGCATGATGGAGGACGCACAGTCCACAATGGTAGGTAGGTTCTCGATGATGGCATTTCCGATGGCCATGACAATGTCCATACCGACTTGAATGATTTTCGGCAGATGTTCCATAATCATGTCTGCCAGCCCGCCGACGGTGTTGCCGATAACCTCACTGGTTTTATCGAAGTCATCACCGGCTTCCACAAGCCCGGAGGTGAACTCACCCAGCAGAGAAACGCCATCATCCGCAAGGTCTTGAAGCTGCGGGAGCAGTACCGTACCCATGACGCGCTTTGCCGCCTCGGAGCCTTGCTTGAGTCGCTGGACGGAATCGTCGAATGCACCCAGCTTGGCAATGCTCTCCTCGGAAAGCACAGCGCCCATTCGGTGAGCCTCATCAGTAAGCGCGGCAATTCCCTCCGAGCCTTTCGCAATGAGGGGATTCAAGTCCTGCGCGCTTTTGCCAAAGAGCTGCATGGCAAGTGCATCCCGTTCGGTTTCGTTTTGAACATTGCCGAGGGCATCAATGACATCCCAATAGACCTCTTCGCTGTCACGCAGATTGCCATTTGCGTCTGTGACAGACACGCCGAGCTGCGCGTAGGCATCGGCATATTTCGCGGAGCCGTCTGCCGCGCTCGCCATGGACTTGACGTTTTTTGCCATGGAGCCTGTGAGCGTGTCGAGAGATACATCTACCAGATCGGCGGCATAGCTGTACGCCTGCAGGCTCTCCACGCTCATGCCGGTGACGGTGGACTGTGTAAGCATCTCATCGGCGTAGGCGGCGGCTTCCACGGTCATGTCCACGAGAGCTTTCCCAGCGGCGATTGCGGCGGTGCCGATTGCGGCAAGAGCCGCGCCCATAGCGACACCAATGCCCTTGACCACAGAGCCAAGCTTCTCAAACTTACCCCCAGCAGAATCCGCTTCCTTTGCTGTGCCCTCAATTTCATCGCCCAGCTTGTCTGTCTGCTTGGCGGCATCGGACGCTTCATCGCCCATTCCATCGATGGCCTTTTCATTTTGTGAAAGCTCGCGCTCCATGCCGTTGAGTTCCGCCTGCGCGTTATTCAGCTGCACTGCCCACTGCTGTGTGCGGCGGTCATTCTCACCGAAGGAATCTGACGCATTTTCCAATGCGGAGCGCAGAGTTTCGATTTTATCCTTTTGGGTGTCGATTTGCTTGGTCAGCACCTCGTTCTTGGCGGTGAGGGACTGGACGCTACTCTCATTTTTGTCAAACTGGGAGGTAGCGAGCTTCATCTCCGAGCCGAGCACCTTGAATTGCTGATTGATGTCGGAGAGGGCCTTTTTAAACTCTTTTTCGCCCTCAACGCCGATCTTTAGGCCGAAATTATCTGCCATATATTTTCACCTCCTTCCGCAAACATAACATGAAAAAGGAGCAGCCCTGAAAGGTTGCTCCCAAATCAATTATTGATTGCCTTATTTGCTTTACATTTCCTTGTCATACTTGCATCGATAATAGATACCGATACCCGCGACAAAGAGATATGCAAACACGAGCAGTAACACTACTATCAAGTCGACATTCATTAAAGCCAAAGCTACCATCAGTGCTCCGAAGATAAACAGCATCGCGTCATACGCTTTTGCCTTTGCACGGTTTGCTATGGCAACATTGCGCTCGTCCGACTTGTTTATTTCGTCCTGCTGCGCAAGCTCTGGGTGATTTTTCATTGAAGCCCGGTTGATGATGTCGCCCATACCATGCCCAAAAATACCGCATCCCAGCCCAATCATCACATAGGGCAGAGCTTGCATGATTCCCTGCGGTTCTCCTACAGTTTTCAGGATAATAAGACCTCCGGCTAACAAGGCAACGCCCAATGCGGTAATAAAATAGGATAATCCAACTTTTTTCATTTTGCTTCGTCTCCTTCATAGATAAATATCTCTTCGATGCTCATTGAGAAATATCGGGCAATCTTGAACGCCAAGATGACGGACGGATTATACCTACCATTCTCAAGGGAACCTATTGTTTGCCTTGAAACTGCAAGCGCTATCGCCAGTTCTTCCTGTTTGATGCCTCGCTCCTTTCGGAGTTCCTCTAATCGATTTTTCAAATCAACACCCCCAAAATTGGAAAGCAAACTTTCCATAAGCACAGTATAGCACTTCACGCATATGATGTCAGTTTACTTTCCATTCTTACAAAGTGTTCATATCCCTATAGGTATCAATTCATCTATGAAGTATTCCCGCTTGGCTTTTGCCAGCCCGTGGTATTGCTTATAGCACTCCCACTGGTCAAGCAGGTGGCCCAGCGGCATAAGCCAGATCTCCGGCTCCGACCGATGTAGGAGTGAAACGCCATAAAAGATCAGTCGGGCAAACAACTCCTCGTCGCTTACCCGACCACCACGTTTTTTGAGTCATCCTCACTTTCCACATTGCGCTTGGCTCCCTTGAACATGGCTTCCATAATGGATTCCTTGTAGGTGGCAAGCTCCAACGGCGAGGTCAGCAGCTCCACAGCCTCCTCGGTCAGAGGTTCACGCTTGTCCTGCGGATTTTGCAGGTTGTGGATAAGAACGCTCTGATTGGCAAGTAGCGCAATCAGCCAAACAACCTCATCGAGTGCCATCTCGAAGTTTTCAGACTTCATGAGCTTGTCGCCGAGATTGGACAGGCCGCCGTACCGCTTGGCGATTTCCTTGGTAGCGCGGGTAGTGAGGATCATTTCATATTCTTTGCCACCAATGGTAATGGCGGCGCTTCTGTCATTAACCATTAGTCAGTACCTCCGGGAGTAAAGTCCGGCTCATACACCTCGGTGAACCAGCCGGAGATAACAGTTGCGCCGAGGCCCGTATCACCCTCATTGGCTTCGGCCTTCCACGGATGCTTGCTCTGACCGTCCAGCTTGTTGCGGCGGTAGATCGTGCCCTCAATAGTCGGCGTCGAGAAAGTGATGCTGTCGCCCTTGGTGGCGAGGTTGGTTGCGGGGATACCAAAGATAACGCGGTAGAGCCAGAAATACTTGTAGCTACCGTTTGACTTCCGTGCCCGGAAGCCGATAGCGACAGGCACGCCGCCGTTCTCCGATGCGGAGATCAGCACATGATTCGAGTCGATTTGTGCTCCGGTCAGCGCATTGGCAGAGCCGGTGCCGATGTCGTCAATGCCCAGCGTGAGAGTGCCGGACTTGAATTCCTTGACCGCTTCTGCCACGCCATCGTCAGCGTAGAGCGTCGCTTCGTTGACCTCCACGGACAGTTCTGCGCTGATGGCCTTTGCCAGTGAGATGGGAGTACCGTAGGTCTCCGAGCCGTCAGCGGCTTCGGTAATGGGTGCATAAAACAGCCTGTCAAGACCGATAGTTGCCATAGGTCATTCCTCCATTTCAAATGAATAATCCTTTGCCACGTCAATGGCAAAGTGGTGATAGCCGGTATCGTCCTCATGGCCGATGTACCGGCGGTCGATTATGGTAATGTCCGCAGCGAGGAGCGCCCGGACAATCGTGTTTTTAATTGCGATGTAGTTGCCCTTGTCGAAAAGGGAGAGCCGCGCCTCCTGCACCTCGTGGTGGGGCAGATTATCTGCATACAGCCTAAAGGTTTCTACAATGGGTGTGACCACGACATAGCGGTCAGGTGGTGCGGCAGAAAAAACGCCCGTCTCCACGGGGACGAGCGGCAACAGCACGGTGTTCAGTTCTTCAAGCAAGCTCATATACTCTCCACCTCCCGGTCAAAGGCGGCTTTCATGGCTTCGATGCAATCATTCTTGCTGGAGGATTTTGCAGGCTTCAGAAATGGGCGTGGAGCCTGACCGTGCTTCCCGTATTCGAGCACACCGGCAATCATCGCATTGCTCTTGCCGTCAGGACGGTTTTCTGCGAATCCGACTTTGACATTGAAGTTACCATCCTTATCCTGCCGCGCAGAAGAAACACCGAGAGCACCTGCAAGAGTACCGGTGGAACGACTTTTCTCTTTGGGATTGCTGCCGATGGCCGACTGAAGATTAGCGCGCACTTTTGCCTCCACGACTTCACCTCCGGCTTCCAGTACTTTCGGAATGATCTCATCCGTTCGGTCACCCAGCCGGGAGAGCTTGAGCAGGAAGTCCTCTGGCAGTTTACAGAATGCTTTAGCCACTGGGCTTCACCGCCTTTGCAAGTACCTCAATATACATACCGCGTCCTTTAACATTCTCGACCGAGGTGATCTCAAAGCGCCCGCCATCGTTGACTATGGTCATAGCAGGCGTAACAGCGACGCCGGGAATGCAACGAAAACGGAAAAGGTCGGTGGCTTCTGAGAACTGAGCTCGATTTGCCCATTTCTCGTTGCCGTGCCGACCCTCCCGGTATGCTCTGACCGAAGCTACGATACTGTCAACCTCGGTTCTGAATCCTTCTGCATCTTTTATAGTCACTTTCTGGGCGATGCCGATGAAGGTGTTCATCTTACCAAAGCTCATACTCACACCTTCCAATCCCGGTCAAGTCGCAAAAGCAGATTGACCGTGTTCCATACTTGCTGTCCGGCCTGCACGTTGTCAGAGAAAAAGCCGCCGGTGCTGCCGTCCCTGGATTCATAGAAATGGGACGACAGCATAATGACGGCTTGCTCTGTGGTAGGTGGCATCTGATGGTCGGTGTAGTAATTTTCTGTGAGATGCTGATAGCTCTCAGCATAGGACACAGAGGCGGATATGTACAACTGCAACAGTTCATCGTCCGCCGAGTGTTCGAGAATTAGATTCGCTTTGACTTTTTCAAGCAGTGTCATACCGCCACCATCCTTTCTTTATTCCTGCGCGTCCGGAGCCATAAGCCCGGCGGTTTTCAGTTTTACGAGCAGTGCATTGAAATCAGCAAGGAGTGTAGTGATATCCTCAGCCGTACTTACCGCCTGGTTTACCGCAACGGGTACTTCCGGCACGGTTGGGTAAGTTGGAACATAGAGGTTTCCGTCCGTACCAATTTTCGCTGCGACGGTATACGTTTCAGTTTTGGTGGTTGCCTTAACTCCTCCAAGTGTGGTTTCCGTAGCGACGGGTACTTGAGAAGAAGGAAGACCCGTTACCGAGGCTCCCTCCTGGATTTCCAACGTTCCGCCGATGACGGTTTTCTCGCCGCCCTGTTCGGTGTAGTTCTTCGCGTTATATTCGCTCATATCGCTACCTCCTTAGGCGTGCTGCTTGAGTAGCTTGATGCCTTCAGGCAGTACTGTCTTAGCGTCAACACGCTGGAAAGCGTAGAAGCCGGTCTGAAGGTTGGCGATGTGGAGCTCATCTGCACGGCGAACGGTTCTGCCAGTACGGTCTGCAATCCAGTAGTTCTGGAAATCGCCGAAAGCGACTGTGTAGGCACCTGCCGCGATGGTAGGAGCATACTGAGAAACATATACAGGGAAACCGAGCAGACGGTCAGGCTGACCAGCCTGCAGAGAGGGTTGCCACATATATGAACCGTTACCGTCCTTGAGTTTGCGGACGCTTGCGAGAGTGCCACTGCCAAGCACAAACACAGCATTTTTCTTGTAGCCGTCCTTGAGCGCGTAGGTCAGGTCGATAAGCTCGTCCGCCTTAATGTCTCCGGCAGTAGCGGTAGTCACGCCGAGATCGCCGCCGTTTGCGGTGAAGATGCCGGTAGGCTGACCGCTGCCGGTGCCGATGCAGAAAGCCTGTTCCTCTTTCGCCGCAAAAGCGCGAGCAAAGTTATCGATGAGGTAGGCCTGAAGGTCGAACATGGAGTCCTCAAGCAGTTCCTCGGAGACCAGTGCTGCCGCACGAAGCGTGAACGCATCGAGAGAGAGCTGGTTGAAGGTAGGAGTGGAGGGCGTAAACACGCCGGACTCAGCTACCCAATCGGCAGAAACATCAGTAAGCGCCACATTAATTCTGTGAGGTGCAGCAGTTGTGATGACCTTTGCCAGAGAACGGATTACGTTCTCGCGGGCAAGTGCCTTAACGAGAGTGTCGTCGAACTCCAGCGGAACGAGATAGCCACCGGTGGAAGAAGTGCCTTCCTCCATGACATTGTGAACGGGACGCTTGCCGCGAATGAGATTATAGAAATCCTCACGGTATTCGGCGGTCGCTCTGGGAATGAGAGGCTTGCCGTTCTGTGCTACAGGCTTTTCAGTGATTGGAGAACTGGTGGGCTGCGCCATTGCAGCATCCCTTGCCACACGATCTTCCTCAATGGCAATCTGACGAGCCATTGCGTCTACGTCCGCGAGCATTTTGTCGTAGGTGGCATTGTCTTCTGCAGACAGGACGCCGTCCTTGGCGCGAGTGTCGAGGAACGCCTTTGCCGCGTCCCACGCCTTTGCGCGTTTTTCACGCATTTCGAGTACCTTTTTCATAATCAAATACCTCCGTTAAATGTATTTACGGGCTTGCAGTTTCTGCATAGCCTCGGTGATGGAAACGCCAGTCGGCGCATCGGGCTTCTTTTGCTCCGCCTTCGGAGCTGGTTTCGTGATGAGCTTGTTGAATAGTGCGTTTGTAACTGCTCTGCGGCTGAAAGCAAAGACCACATCGTCGCCGTGGTCGCGTTTGGCGTCCTCCAAGATGCCATCCGCGAAGCCAAGCTCCACCGCTTTGTTTGCGTTCATATAGGTTTCGCCGTCCATGAGATGAGAAATTTTTGCGCGGGACTGCCCAGTCTTGATTTCGTAGGCGTTGATAATGGACTCCTTGACTTCGTCCAGCATGGCAATGGCTTTTTGCATTTCCTCGGTGTCGCCGATTGCTACTGTGAGTGGATTGTGAATCATCATAAGCGCCGTAGGTGCCATGAGCACCTGCGTACCCGCCATTGCGATGACCGATGCCGCCGAAGCAGCGATGCCGTCAATCTTGATGGTCACGTCATGCGGGTAATCCATTAACATGGCGTAAATCTGAGACGCTGCCACGCAGTCGCCGCCCGGTGAATTGATCCACACGACAATATCGCTGTCGCCGGACATCAGCTCGTCCTTGAACATTCGAGGCGTGATTTCATCATCCCACCAGCTTTCGTCCGCAATGGTGCCGTCGAGGTACAGGGTGCGGATGCCTGTATCCTCATCACTGTCCCAATTCCAGAAGTGCGTTTTTTCACGTGCCTTTGCGGGACTTCGTTTTGTTTTGTCCATCTGAGGTTCCCTCCGTTTCTGTTGTTGTATTTGCGAACGCACCTGCGTCCTGCAGTTTGGTCATCGCACCGTTTATAAGGTAAAGGTCGCCGCCGAGGTCGTCAGGGATGCGGTCGAGGTTTTCAAGCTCTCGTATGTCATTTGCCGACATCCATCCGTTTTGTCGAGCGGTCGCGTAGCCTGTCATGCGCGATGCATAGTCGCCGCGAAGCAGTCCGTCCACATTGAATTTTGTGAACATCGAGCGTTTTTCGCTGTCGAGCAGAAGCGCCTTGTTCATCGCTTGTTCCCAGCGGATCACCCACGGGTCGAGCGTATATTTCACGAACTCCAGCGACTGCTGCTCAATATTAGAAAAGCTCGACTTTTCGAGGTCAGCCAGCATATGCGGCGGTACCCTGAAAATTCGAGCGATTTCGTTGATTTGGAACTTGCGCGTTTCGAGGAACTGCGCCTGTTCCGGCGAGATGGCGATCGGCGTGTACTTGAGTCCTTCCTCCAGCACGGCAATTTTGTTGCTATTAGCACTGCCGCCGAAGGTGGACTGCCAGCTTTCCCGTATGCGCTCCGGGTCCTTAATCGTGCCGGGATGTTCGAGAACGCCGCTTGGTGCCGCACCATTGGCAAAAAACTTAGCGCCATATTCCTCGGCGGCGATTGCCAAGCCCACAGCGTTTTTTGCCATCGCTATCGGTGAATAGCCGACCAGACCGTCGTAGCCGAGCCCCAACACATGAAGAATGTCCGAGGGAGCGAAGATAATGTCGTTTTGCTTGTTTTTGCAGATTTCTGGAGCATCATCGCTATTTTTCCGATAGCGGTAATACAGTCGTCCCTGCGAATCCCTGTCCACAGTCATGCGGTCTGGCATGAGCGGATAGAGCGCTATAACCTCGCCACGGGCATTGCGGATAATCTGAGCATAGGCGTTGCCGGTGAGAAGCAGGTGGTTCATCATAGTTTCTCTGAATACGAAACTCGTCATTTCAGGATTTGGCTCATCATGCAGGACCCGCCATAGTGGATGTTCGAGGCACTTTTCCTTACTGCCGTCATCGCCGTACTTATAAACAAACAGCGGGAGCCCTGCGATTGCCTCCGAAAGGATACGGACACAGGAATATACCGCTGTCATCTGCATGGCGGTCTTTTCATTTACCACCTTGCCGGAGGTCGAGCCTCCCCATAAAAAGCTGTTGCCGCCGCCGAGGTTTTTAGGCTTGTCGCGGGGTTTGAATATGCCTTGAAAAATGCCCATAGGCTTTTACCTCCTTACCAAATGAGCAAACCGCGTTTGTCATAAACACTCTCGCCCGAATCGTTACCGCACCGAATTGCACGGTCGAGCGCCATAATGGTAGCGACCGCGCCGTCTATCTTTTCGGTTGATTTCTCCTTGTCCGCCTTGATATTTCCTGCAGGGTCGGTGCGGATATATATGTTGTCCATCATCCAGCGTAAGATGGGGTGGCCGCCGTGAGCGATTTTTTCCTCCAGTGTTAGCTTCATGAGTTCCTTGGTCGGTGGAGACATATCTTTAAAGCCTTGTCCGAAAGGAACGACGGAGAAGCCGAGCGTTTCGAGGTTTTGCGTCATTTGCACAGCGCCCCAGCGGTCAAAAGCTATCTCACGGATGTTGTATTTCTCACCGAGGGATTCAATGAACTGCTCGATATAGCCGTAATGTACCACATTGCCCTCAGTAGTTTGCAGAAAGCCCTGTTTTTTCCAAACATCATAATTTACATGGTCGCGCCGAACACGCAGGTCGATATTATCCTCTGGTATCCAGAAGTACGGCAGAACGCAGTACTTGTCATCCTCGTCACCGGGTGGAAATACAAGCACAAAAGCCGTGATGTCGGTGCTGCTGGAAAGGTCAAGTCCGCCGTAACAGACACGACCTTCGAGAGCTTCCGCGTCGACGGCAAAAGCGCATTTATCCCATTTGTCCATCGGCATCCAGCGAACCGCTTGTTTTACCCACTGGTTGAGGCGAAGCTGCCGGAAACTGTTCTCCTCGGCGGGATTCTGCCGAGCTGATTCAAACGCCGCCTTAACCTTATCCATGCCGACTGTGATGCCGAGAGAGGGATTTGCCTTCTTCCACACCTTGGGGTCAGTCCAATCATCTTCTTGCGCTGCGCCGTAAATTACTGGGTAGAAGGTGGGGTCATGCTTTCTTCCATCAATAATATCCAGCGCCTTTTGATGAACCTCCCAGCAGATGCTGTTCTGGTTATCTCCGGCGGTAGTGATCAAAAAATACAGCGGCTGCATTCTCGCATCGCCGCTGCCTTTGGTCATTACGTCGTAGAGCTTGCGATTCGGTTGCGTATGCAGCTCGTCGAACACCACGCCGTGAGTATTGAAGCCGTGCTTGTTGCCAACATCGGCCGAAAGCACCTGATAGATACTGCCGGTCGGCTGGAAGATGAGCCGCTTGGTAGCGTCGAGAATTTTGACACGTTTCGACAAAGCTGGACACATCCGCACCATATCCGCCGCCACATTGAAAACGATGGAGGCTTGGTTTCGGTCAGCTGCACAGCCATAAACCTCGGCGCGTTCTTCGTTGTCGCCACAGGTCAGCAGCAGGGCGACAGCAGCCGCGAGCTCACTTTTGCCCATCTTCTTTGGTATCTCCACATAGGCCGTATTGAACTGCCGGTAACCGTTGGGTTTCAGTGTTCCAAAGATGTCACGGATAATTTGTTCCTGCCAGTCAATAAGCTCGAATGGCTTTCCGGCCCATGTGCCTTTGGTGTGACAGAGCGATTCTATGAACGCCACAGCGTAGTCGGCGGCTTCTTTGTCATAGGTCGAATCCTGCGTTTTGAAGCGCGTCTGTTTGTACTTTTTCAGTTTTCGCAATGGTCGCCGCCTCCTTTCGGGCATAAAAATAGACACCCTCCGGTGCCTTCATAATCTATCTGTACGAGATACAGCCCCACGCAGGGCTGACCTCGGCTATTTTATTTAGTGCGGGTTAGCGGTTTTCACCTTGAAGCAGTATCTCCAATGCAAGCTGCGTGTCCGGGTCGGCGGGCTCGATGTCCCAGCCTCTGTCGTAGTTACAAACAACCTCGCCGTTCCGCTTGAGCATCAGCTTGCTGATTCTGCCGCCTTCGATGCCAAACTGCGAACCCTCGTCATACTGCTTCATCCAATAGTGAAAAATGCTGTCGTGAACCTTCAGGCTTCCTTCTCTCCACATGGTCGCTCCCTCCTTAAAACCGTTCGATGCGAACATTGTCGTCAGCTTCGAAGTGTACTTTGTAGCGGGTTTCCGAACCGTCGGCTTTCTTGGAAATCAGTCTGATGCCGCCTTCAAAGGCGCTGTAGGCTCGGTCGAAGCGCTCGCCCTGCGGGAGCTGGCTTTTTGATTGTTTCAACTGTTTGTCTGTCATGGTGGGGTGTGCCTCCTTTGTTTTGTCATACACATGATCGCTCTAAAAGCACACTATAGCAAGGCAATTCTGCGATATATACCAGCATAAACTATACGATCTTTACAGCGAATTTCGCCGCCGGAATTGTGTAGTTTACGCTTCGCCGGTGAGAATGAAATGCGCGTATTCGTATCGATGCTCCTCCAGATACACCACAAGCTCGTAGAAGCTCCTGTCGTTGGCGATGTGCTGCACCGTGCGGACATCGAACATATTCGTCAGCCCAGTGTCGCGGATGGCGAGAATCTGCTCCTTGACCGCTTCACTCATCGCCGCTCACCACCTTGCAGGCGTCCTCACCGTAAGCCACGGACAGGCCGCAGCCGTTGTCCCATGCCACCATGACCGAGCCGATGTCGTCCACGCCGCGCACGGTGCCTTTGGTGCCAACTGGTGGTGCTTGCGGGTCGTCCATTCGGACAAGCTCCACACGGCACCCAACCGGGTAACGCTTGCGGAGGCTCTCTACCAGCTCCTTACTTGGAAACCTCATCGTCAGACACCTCCTTGTCCTGCAGGCTCATCACGTCATCATAGAGACCGGCGTCTGCATTGATGCACTCGACCAGTTCCTGCACCTTCGGGTTTCCGCTCTTGAATGCGCCGCTTCCAGAAAGGTTGCGGAGCAGTATCTTTCGCGCCGCCTTGTACCCATCACCAATGAAGCCCAGACGGAGCAGAAAGCAGCGGAATGCGTACTTGTCATTGTCCGTATCTTTTTCCTTTGCGGTAACGCGCTTTTGAGTCTTTGCCATCTCGCAAAGCGCTGTGATAAAAAGTGTGTATGCCTTGACCGCGTCCGGGTCGGTACCGTCCTCAAACCACGGGAACCGTACCTTCTCATCAACAATGTCAATGTCGATGTCTTTACATCCGAGAGCCTTGCTTATGAGGCTTTTCTTGCTTTCCACCAACCGCTTGAGATTTTCGAGCGCAGTGTCGGTAAAGGAGGAGCGGGGCATTTCGATGACCAACCCAATATCCTCATCCGGCACATCGCTTGCCTGCATACCATCTTCGCCAATCGGGTCGCGGTGCTGTCTGCCAAGCCCCAGTTCTTCTTCCTCGGTCATATGCAAATCCTCGAAGCGCGGTTCCGCTTCAAAGCCCTGCTCGTGCAGCCGCTCGATAAGCTTTTCGATTTCCTCGCTGTCGGCGCGGTCGTCGAAGCTGATCGTGCCATTCTTGTCGATGGTGAAGTAGTCCACCTCATAGCCGAAGGAAGGAGCGCCTTTGTACTTTGCAGGGCTGTTCAAAATCTCCGCAATCGCTGTTACGAGCCGCTTGCGGTCGCTGCCGGTCAGGTTGTACCTGAGTTCAAAATCCTTGTTTTTCATAGTGTCTGCCGCCTTTCTTTGAGCCGATGCTTCGGCTTTTGTACGTACATATATCACTCTAAAGCCTGTAAATAGCAAGACAATTCCGCGATGTAAATGTACCAAATAGAAGCGGCGGCGCTTGTGTGATTCAGTCCGATTTTACAGCCACTTCAGCGTAGGAGTAGGTCAGTCCGTCACGCTGGACGGATACCTTCTCCGCCGCACCGACCTGCTCGATATACCGCTTGACGATAACATCGCAAAACTTCTCGTCAAGCTCAATGGTGGCGCAGGAGCGGTCGGCCTGTTCACAGGCGATGAGCGTGGAGCCAGAGCCACCGAAGGGGTCGAGCACCAGCGTGTTTGTCATGCTGCTGTTCATAATAGGATAGGCCAGCAGCGGAATTGGCTTCATCGTCGGGTGGTCGCCATTCTTCTTTGGTTTGTCGAACTCCCAGATGGTTGTTTCCTTGCGTCCACTGTACCACTGATGCTTGCCGGTTTTCTTCCAGCCATATAGCACAGGCTCGTGTTGCCACTGATATGGGGAGCGCCCCAGCACCAGCGACTGCTTCTTCCAGATGCAGCAACCGGACAAATAAAAACCGGCATCCGAAAAGGCTCTTCTAAAATTTAGTCCTTCGGTGTCGGAATGAAAAACGTATATGCTGGCGTCATCCGCCATGACCGCCTCAGTGTTCTGAAAAGCTGCCAGCAGGAAATTGTAAAAAGCATCGTTTGCCATGTTGTCGTTCTTGATTTTTCCGGCGCTGCCTTCGTAGTTTACATTATAAGGCGGGTCTGTAATGACCAGATTAGCCTTGCGGTCATCCATAAGAACGGCGAAAGTTTCTGCTTTGGTGCTGTCTCCGCAAACCAGCCGATGCCGACCGAGTGTCCAGAGGTCGCCGAGCTTAGTGACCGGCGGCTGCTTGAGCTCTTCATCAACATCAAAATTGTCATCGTGCAAACCATCCTTGATGTTGCTTTTGAATAGGTCATCCAGTTCGGACGGGTCGAAGCCCGTGAGTGAAACATCGAAATCAGAGCCTTGCAGGTCAGCGATGAGCAGCGCCAGCTTATCTTTATCCCAATCGCCGGATATTTTATTGAGCGCCACATTGAGCGCCTTTTCCTTTGTCTCCGTCAGCTCGACGACGACACATTCCACCTCGGTGATGCCCATATCGATGAGCACCTTTAAACGCTGATGTCCGCCAACGACACGCCCGGTGGTCTTATTCCATATGAGCGGCTCGACGTAGCCGAACTGATCAATGGAGCGCTTGAGCTTATCGTATTCGGCATCACCGGGCTTCAGGTCTTTACGTGGATTGTAGTCAGACGGGATAAGCTGCTCAATTTTCAATTTTTCTATCTGCATACGCTTCAGCCGCCTTTCTTAGTTCGTCGTATAGCCTCATGCTGGTATCCTCCCACGGGAATAAGCAGGAATTGAAGTGCCCGTAGGTCGCGGTGTCCTCGTAGATGGCGTTACGCAGGCGCAGTTTCTCGATGATCGCCGCCGGACGTAGATTGAACACGGACATCATAATCTCACGCAGAGTCTCGTTGGAAAGAGCGCTCGTGCCAAAGGTATCGATGTCCACAGCCACGGGATCAGCCTTTCCAATGGCATAAGAAAGAGCGACTCCGCATTTATCCGCGAGGCCGCTCCAGACGATATTCTTTGCGATGTACCGCGCCATATAAGCGCCGCTGCGGTCGACCTTCGTTGGGTCTTTGCCACTGAACGCTCCTCCGCCGTGGAGAGCAAGCCCACCGTAGGTATCCACCATCATCTTTCGACCAGTCAAGCCAGTGTCAGCAGCGGGACCACCCTCGACGAATCGCCCGGAAGGATTGATGAAAATCTCTGTGTCATCATCAAACGGAAAGTCATCGAAGCACTGCCAGAGCACGTTCTGCTTGATATCCGAATAAAGCTGTTCCTGTGTCTTGCTTGCTTCATGCTGAACGGAAACTACGATTGTTTTCACACGCTTCGGCTTTCCATCCTCGTATTCGACCGTGACCTGCGCCTTGCCGTCCGGCAGAATGCCTTTCACGATTTTATCCTTGCGTACGGTATCTACGCGTTTACAAATACGATGCGCCAACACCAGAGGAAGCGGCAGCATCTCGCGGGTTTCGTTGGTGGCGTAACCGTAAACGGTGCCTTGATCGCCAGAGCCGATGGAAGCGTAACGTTCCTCGCTGCCGTTTCTGGCTTCGAGCGCAGTGGTCACTCCTGCGCTGATGTCAGCGCTCTGCTTGTGTACGAACACAAAGACAGTAAACTTCCACGGATTGTAGCCGACCTTTCGGAGGACTTCGCGCACCTCCCAACGGATATCCACTTTGCCGTCGCAGGTGATTTCGCCCGCAACGATGATTTTGCCCTTGGTCGCCATTACTTCACAGGCGACACGAGCGGATTTATCTTTTCTAAGACAGGCGTCCAGAATGCTGTCGGCGATGAGGTCGCACAGCTTATCCGGGTGCCCCATGCATACACTTTCGGCGGTTTTGTAAGTAGTCATATCAGTTTTTCCTTTCTATTTTCACAGCCGTATTACCGGTGAAATTCTCCCAGCGTTTTATGATAACGTCGCAGTAGTGCGCGTCGAGCTCCATAATGTAGCAGCTACGGTCAAGCTGCTCACAAGCGATAAGCGTTGTACCCGCGCCGCCAAACGGCTCAACCACGATGTCGCCCTCGTCGGTGAATGCGACGATGTATTCCGAAGGCAGCGCCACGGGAAAGGTGGCGGGGTGCTCGGCGCGAATTTTGCCTTTTTCACTGAGCTGTTTTGTGACTGATTCGAGGCTGGTTTGTTCTGGCAACTCCAGCAGACTCTCCATCTTTTTGAACGCGCCGGTTTCATTGCCGCGCCGCGCAATGCGAAAGGAGCCGTCCGCCTGACGGATTTTGTTGTAGCGACCACCGGAGTAGATGCTGGCTTCCTTTTTGCGCCATGTGGGATTCACCGGCACCGGCTCTTTGCCAAAGCAGAAAATCCACTCGTGTCGAATTGGTATCATGGCTTTCTGCTGTCCGACGCTGCCGCAGGTGAGCTTGTCCCACACATTCCACGCCAGCAGCTTCAGCCCGACCTGCTTTGCCGCGTCGATGTAGGCGTTCCAGTAGGGATAAACCTCACCGTCCTTACGCTGGATGCCGAGATTGACCGCTTGCAGCGCCGTGTACGGTTCGTAGCACGGAAGAAACTGCGCGATGCTTTCAACAGACAGGTCTTTACCGCCGTTGTACTCACGCATATCGCTGTATGGCGGTGAGGTGAACAGCAGCTTACTGTGTTGACCATTCATGAGCAACGCCACATCGTTTCTATCCGTACTTCTGCCGCAGAGCAAGCGGTGCCGACCGAGTTGCAAAATGTCTCCGGGCTGGCATATTGTCGGAGCGTCAGCCTCGATCTCCGGCACTTCGTCCTGAACGATTTCATCATCGACGCCGAGCATGAGTCCGATCTCGCTGGTATCGAAGCCGGTCAGCGTCACGTCGAAATCCTCAGCTTTCAAATCTGACAGCAGATTTCCGAGCTTCTTCGTGTCCCACTCGCCAGAGATTTTGTTCATGGCGATGTTGAGCGCCTTTTCGCGGGTGGCATCAAGGCTCAACACGATGCACTCCACGCTGTCATAACCGAGTGCTTTCAAAACCGAAAGCCGCTGATGCCCAGAAATGACCGTGAAGCCCGTCGCCTCGTTTACGACGATGAGCTCGACGTATCCGAAGCTCTCGATAGACCGCTTGAGCTTTTCAAACTCTGTGTCGCCCGGCTTTAGCTCTTTGCGAGGGTTATATTTTGCAGGATTCAAGTCCAACAGCTTTAATGTCCGTATGTCCACTATTTACCCCTCCTCGCAGTAAGCAGGCGCTCCATAACATCATCCTGCGGATTCGCGCCGCTGTATTCGCCGGTGCAGTTTTCCTTTACAATCTGGAAGATCTCATACCACAGGCGGTTGGTCTGGCTCATGTAGTTTTGTCCCATCGCTACATATGGGCTTTGTATTGCGTTTCCGGTGGTAGGATGCCGCGCCAAGAAACCGAAACTCGACACCGCTTCCTCGCATTGAATCCAACGCGCCACACTCATGGCGTAACGTTCCAGAAGCTGTGGGGAAACCAGCGCCGCGCAGCCACGCGCATTTAGCCATGTCCATGTGTTTTTATATATTTCACCAGCGGCAAGCGTCGTACCATCCTTTTGCTCCGCCGAAAGCATCTTGTTCGGCTCCGGCATTTCATAGCCTTCGAGCGCGGGCGCATCAGTGAACTCCATCACCGTCAGCTTCCTGCCACCCGGATTACCGGCGGATATTTTATCGGCGAGAGGCTTCTTTTTGGCGCCAGCACCTACTCTGGCACCGCCTCTACAGGTGCCGTCTTTTGCCATATTCATCACACTCCTTTTTAACTTGGGCTATTCAACCCTTTGAAACTGCGTTTTTCAACACGAAGCCCTACGCCGCTGTCCGCCTTTAAAAGTTTTGAGGATTTAGATGCCCCCACCGGGGCAAAGACCGAGTGAATATATTTTCGATCAAAGTGATTATGTTTTGGTCTGTATCAAAATGTGATACAGACCTCACCGTTCGTGCCAGCGGTCGCCCATCTCCACGGTGATACGCGAGTGGCAAGGCTTGCACAGCGCCATCAGATTATTTGTGTTGTTGGTGCCGCCGTGACTGAGCGGGAGGATGTGATGCACTTCCTCGGCGGGTGTCAGCCTGCCTTGCTTTTGACATTCCTCACAAAGCGGGTGCGCCTTGATGTAGCGGTCGCGGATGCGCTTCCACGCACGACCATACCTTTTATTCGTCTCCGGCTCACGCTGGAAATGATTGTAATGATAATCCGCCTGTCGCTGATGCTCTGGGCAGTAAAGACCGCTTGTCAGCTTCGGACAGCCGGGATGCTGGCATGGTCGCTGTGGTTTTCTTGGCATGATGTCACCTCCTCGTGGGCATAAGAAAAGCCCTGAGGGATTGCTCCCACAAGGCTCTCTTATTCCTATTTCGCTAAGTATATCATATCAGAATTTAGCATGAACATCTACTAACATAACCTATCATCTTTCGGGCGGCACACGAATTTCATCGTAAGCCTTCTCCCGCAACCGATAGATATGTTGGATGCTGTAGCCCATATCAACCGAAATCTGCTCCCACGTTTTGAAGCACAGATAACGCAGCTCCAGCAGCGTCTGGTACTCGGTGTTGTCCACAGCCTTGATAAGGCTGACCATCTCGCGCTTGAGGTCAACAAGGCGGTCGATGTCGCGGTTGATCTCCGCTTGCAGGTCAACAATTTTCGCCACAGCGTCTGCCATCGTAGAAGTGCCGCGATTGGGATTGCGCGGCATACCCGTGAGCACCCCAGTGCATTTCGTCGCCAGCTCATTCAATGAAGCGATCTGCTCCAGCTTGGAATTGATGCGCTGGTCGAGGCGGTACGCCTGTCCGAGATATTCTTTCGTAGTCATGCCGCCACCTCCGATTTCAGCTTCTTGATGAGCATTTCCGGGTCAATATGCGTCAGCACCCCAAACCAGCCGGAGCGGAAGAACTGCTCAATGCTCCGACTCTCGTACTGTGCTGCGCGGTTGTAGGGATAAAGGGAAAGGGTGCGCAGCGCCTTGCGGTAATCCTTGACCGCCTGCAGGATAATGGCGTTTGCGAGATTGTTGTAATTGTCGTTCATATGGACACGCTCCTTATTTTTATATTTTTCAAAGAAGCGATGCCGCGTTGTAGCGTTGTATATGTAAAGCACAGGTGCGTTGTTTTCGTAATCATTGCAGAGAGCCGCTTATCACAGCTCGCACCTCGCTGACTGAGCGGACGACCGAAGCGGTACCGCCACAGGCGAGGATTTTACGGATAGTTGCATCTTGCAGTTTCGTTGTTTTGCCTTCGGGGGTCTTGACCTCAAAGGCGTAAAATCGTCCATCGATACAGGCGATGATGTCGGGGATGCCCGCCGTGCCATACATACCGCCGTGTTCTTTCCACGCAAAGCATCTCGGCACGGTCTTAAGATAACGCAGGATTTTTGCCACCAGTTCTTTTTCAGCCACTGCCTGCCTCCTTGTAACTTATTTGCCCAATGTAACTTCGTAACCTCGAAATATAGAGGTGTGCATATATTCACGCGCACACGCGCGCTCGCGCATTGAATCGATGTTGCTCTCGCGTGTATACCCTTGATTTTAGAAGTTACAAAGTTACAAAACATTAGAAAAACTCAAATTGTGCTTATTTATAGCGGCTTCCGGACGTAACTTTTCCTGTAACTTTTGCCCTCCGTGAAGTTGCATTTTTGCTTGCGAAGTTACAAATCCGCCGGTCATAGCGGTTCTACCTCCGTGAGCTCGAAGCCGGAGACGTCGCACCTCGCTTTCAGCAGCCCGTAATTGAGTGTCCAAACGCGCCGATTTTCGGAGCCAATGCGCTTTTGCACGTTGCTTTCGAGAAAATAGTCCGAGTGCGAAAGCTGCAGTTTGAACTGAGCGTAGGTCAGCGTTTCACCGGCAACGGCATAGTCCTTGCGGTACTTGGTATATTTGTCGTATACAGGGTTGAGCCGAAGCGCCAGCACGGCATCGCCGTCGCATATGGCATACTCGCTCTCTGGGTCAAGACCCATGCGCGACATGACCTCAAGCGTTTGCTCGACCACGCTTTTGTTGCTGGTGCCACCGTCCAGCAGATATTCCTTCGCTGCATATTCGATGTACTTCGTGCAGGGAGCGATGGCATACGGAAACATCTCGTTCCACGTCAATCCGAGCGAGGAACACAGCTTTTCCATGAGCCGCAGTCCTGCGACCATACAGGCGAGGTTGTTGACGACACGCGACGGCAGCTCCTTGTTGAAGCCGCCCAGCGCCTCCTCGTACCACGAATAGCACTCTGCGGGTTTAGTCTTGAGCGCAATGCCCAGTAAGCTATGCCCAAGACCGCCGAGTAAATCGGCACTGGCGCACAGCCTCTGGAACGCCGCACGATATTCGACCGTTTTCAGGTCTTTCTTGGAGAACAGCAGCTCGATGCTGCGCTCCCGAATAGCCGCCTCGTCCGGCGATTCCTCACCGGCGACCACGAGCGGAGCCAACAGCTCATAGCTCACGGTCGTCTGATCGGCACGACCACGGATGCCCTCCTGACCGTCATAGCTGTTACGGAAATGGTTCAGCAGTGGCGCAAGCCGGTAGCTGTCGATTTTCGAGGGCTTGAACTCGTCCAGCGCCATCGGTATGGTGTTGGAGGACGCCGCGTCCTTCATCAGCGTAAAGGCGGTCGTTTGTCCCGCCGCTACGATTTTCGACTTGGAGAACACCGGCATGATGACCCGCTCCAGCGTATTGCTCTTGCCGCTTCCGGCTTCGCCGATGAGCATGAGATGCGGGTATTTGACATTCTTCTTCCGCAGGTGCTCCTTGATGAAGCAGCCGCATATCCACGCCAGAATAGACACTACCTTTGCTGGCTCATTGTAGGACATGAGTTGTTCACCGAGCCTTTGAAGTTGGGACGCGGTGAGGAGCTTCGCGTCAAGAATGTCGCTGCAAATGCTGCGGTATTTGTCCAGCTGAATGATGTCCTCGACCGCCGCGCCGTTTTCGTCCACCGCGCCCTCGACCGAGACGAAAGCCATCTCGCTGCCGTGCTCATAAATGCCCATCGCCTTGACACCGAGCTTCGTTTTCCATTCCAGCTCCGAGATGTATGTCTTGAGCAGCTCCAAATCGCCGTCCGAGCCGTTATAGCTCAGAGCGATGGTGCGTTTGTTGAGGGCATTCTTGAATTTCTGCTGATTGGCGAAGTCCGTCGTCATAAAGGTCAGGCGGTAGGTTTCGCCACGCACGGTCACAAGGTCTGCGGTGAGCTGCGTTTCCTCCTCGGCGATAATCATTTCCACCGGCACGAATACGAAGTTGGTGATGGGATAGATGTTGTCGCCTTTGCTGCGGAAATACATACCCTTGTACTCAAACACCGGCGCATCGTTGCCGGGAGCATAGGTATCCTCGGTCAGCTCGCAAGCCTTGTCCAGCGTTTCCTCGCCATAGGTCGCGCCGCTGGCATGATGCTTCGCGTCCCACTTTTCCCGAAACAGCCCGCTCTGGCGAAAGAGCCTGTCCATCTGCGCTTTGTCCTTACCCGACCAGAATGCCAATCGACAGCACAGCGCCATATCCGCCTCCGATTGACTCGAATAGGCATCCTGCCAATCGCCGTCCCAGAGCTTTGAGAACGCTTCGCCGTTATCGGCTCCACCAGCAAGCTCCAAAAGGTCGTCGTCGGACAGCTGCACGGATGCGCTCTTTTTCGACTTCCTTTGCTGCTGCTTTTTCGGGGCGCGGATGTAGGTTTCATGAATCCACTTAAGCGTACCGTTGTCCTCGGCGATGGTATCCGTCGCTCCGTCGAGCCCTTTTCCAGTCATCGTGAAATACCGGGTATGCTCGTACATCTCCACGCCGGTCTTGGTATTCTTGTTGCCGGTACCGGGCATCGCGCCCTTGAAGAAGAGATGAATGCCGGTGCCGGAGGGCGAAAACTCCATGAAGGTGGGCTGCCTTGCAATGATTGCCTTCGCCGTCTCATTAAAGGTTTTCGTTTCAGGGTCGTAGCAATGGTCAACGTCCACGCCCACGAGGTTATCCTCCTTCGAGAACATAAAGCCCAGCCCCGTAAAGCCATAGCGCTCCAGTGCGTCGGCGGCAGTGGCGTAGTCCGTCCACGTCGCGGGATTATTGGATTGTGCGCCCTTGCCCGTGATGGGATTGTACGGCATCTTTTTATCCTTGCCGCCGTCCTTATCGGGAATGAGTCTCCAGTTGACCCATTGCTTTCGGTCAAGTAGCTCCTGTGGATAGTTCCCGCCGCAGCGATTACTCATAGCGTTTTCACCTCACATTCCTCGGTAAAATACTTGATGGGTATATTGTGCTTCTGCGCCTTGCGGATTTCGTAGCTCATGCCCTCGGATACCTTATCTCCGAACACCCACAGCTCCTGACATTTTCCAAGCAGCACCCGCCCGAAGAACAAGCCCAGCTTGCGACTGTCAGGATCGTGCTCATCCATAAACTGCGGGTAGAGCAGGTGCGGCGCAAGCGGTATCGCGTTTTGCTCGACGGCAAAGCGGCAATAGCCCCGTGTGCGCTCTGTGTTTTTCTCCATATCACCGGCGAAGGGCGAGCAGATGAAAACGAGCGGGCGGTATTCCGTCCCATAACGACGTAGCAAGTCCTCACGCATCAGCCCTCGCATAGCCTCGTAGGTTGTCGGGTCACTGTAGCCCTCGGCATTTCGTTTATCTATCCACATCACACGTCCTCCATTTCCTTCAACTCGCCGAAGCTCTCGCCGTAGGCGGCTTCCGCGATGATCGGCACGTCGAACTCCGGGAACGGCTGCACCTCCATGCATTGTTTTACAAAGGCGACCGCCTTGTCGAGCTTGTCCACAGGTATCTCGAACACCAGCTCGTCGTGTATTTGCAGAAACGGCTTGAGCCACGGGTGATCCTTTATACCGGCGACGATGCGCCCCATCGCCAGCTTCAGAATGTCTGCCGCCGTGCCCTGAATCGGTGTATTCATAGCGCAGCGCTCCGCGAAGGAGTGCTTGCCCCAATCCTGTGAAAGAATGCCGATGATGTAGCGGCGACGACCGAGCCACGTTTCCGCATAGCAGGTGTTGGCAGCGCGTTGCTTGGTTTCGTCCTGCCAGTATGTGAGGCGCGGATAGCCGCTTTTCAGATTGTCGATGATGCCAGCACAGGCTTCCTTCGACATATCCAGACCCGCCTTGAACTTCAGCGTTTTCTGCAGTCCGCTGGGGAAAAGTCCGTAAAACACACCAAAATTGCAATTCTTGGCGATGGTGCGGTGCTCCTTATAGTGTGGCGCATTCTTGTCCACTGCCTCGCTGAACGGCACATGAAAGATGACCGAGGTCGTCGCCGCGTGGATGTCTCCTCCGGCACGATAGGTATCGAGCATCTTTTCGTCGCGGCAGTAAAACGCGCCCACACGAAGCTCGATCTGGGAGAAATCCAGAGAAATGAGCAGCTTGCCCTCCGGCGCGGCGATGAACTTTCTCACTCCAATCGGGTCGTTATCCTTGCGGGGGCAGTTTTGCAGGTTGGGGTTACGGGAAGCAAAGCGCCCTGTTTCGGTGCCAAGCGGCATAAGGTCGGGGTGAATGCGTCCCGTGGCGCTGTTGACGCAGCGAAGATATCCGTCGATGTAGGTGCTTTTGAGCTTGCTCCATTTACGGTATTCCTGCACCAGCTCGAACAGGCGCACCAGCTCCGGGCGATTCTCGTGGCAATACTCCGTGAGCAATATCATCGTCGCGTCGTCCGCCGCCTCCTGATGCTTTTCCGTGGTTTTCAACACCGGCAATCCGAGGTCGGTATACAGATACTGCTTGAACGCCGAGGTCGAGGCGTTTGCGCCGATGTCCACGCCGCCGGTCATCTCATCGATTTCCGCACGAAGCGCTACGAGCTTTGCGTCAGCTTCCTTTTGTCGCTCCAGCATTGCTGCCGTATTCATCGGTACGCCGTTGTATTTCATCATGCCGACATAGATCGCCGTCGGTGATTCCACCCGCTCCACGATATCCCGATGCTGTGGGAGGTTTTTTGCAAACCAGCCGTTGAATTTGTGGTATAACCGCAGAGTGTAATCACTGTCAGCACTGGCATAGCGCAGTGTTTCCTGCTCGGCGGGGTTCATCTCGTCGAAATGCCGTCCCGCCGTCACCGTATTGAAATCCGGCATATTCGCGCCGAAAAGTGAGGTAGAGAGCAGCTTCAAACCGCTGTCCGACAGCCCGCGAAACTCAAACTTGCTCTTGAGCGTGAGCTGCGCCGCCGCGATGGTGTCATAGCAGGGCTCGCATACAACAATGCCCAGCGCATACAGGAACATCGCCTCAAAGGACAGGTTGTGTGCCACCTTAACGACATCGGGGTTTTCAAACACAGCGGTCGTGAGATACTGCATAAGCTCATCGCGGCTCTGCACATTTTTTCCGACCTTATGGGCAATAGGCAAATATATCGCGCTACCTTCCAATACCGAAAGGCTGATGCCGACGATGTGCGCCTTGTGCGCGTCCAGCGCCGCCTTTGGCTCGTCCCGCCAAGCATCGTCAGGCGCAGTTTCAAAGTCAAACGCGATAACGCCCGCGCCCTTGATATACTCGCGCAGCTCGTCGGGTGTATATATAAGGTTGTAACTCATGTTCATGCTCCTATCTGCCGCTATAGGTCGGGCAGCGGCTGCCACCCGACCTTCGCGGCGGTGTGTTTAGGCGAGAGGCTCAATGACCTCGCCGGTTTCGGGGTCAACATTGACGGCGGGTGTATCCGCAGCCGGTTCGGTATCGTAGCCGACGCGAGTGGAGAAGGTCTTGACCTGCTCGGTCAGCCCTGAGATGAGCGCGTACTCCTCGGCAGTCAAATCGCGGTCGACCGAGAAATGCGCCTTAGAATAGGCGATGCCGCTGTTGTTGGTCGCCTTCTTCAGCGCGAACTTGGTGACCACGGCGTTGGACTTCTTGCCCTTGGAAAGCAAGCGCATGATGTAGCGGGTAAAGTCCTTGAGAGAGCCGGTCGGCAGTGAAAGTATCATCGGGAAAATCTCGCCTTCTCGCAGCAGATAGATACGGCGGCGGTTCTTACACGCCTTGGCACCGTTCTCGCCGGAGCCGAATTTGTTATACGGACACTTGGTGCAGTCGCCGCCGGGGGTGCCCTCGCCGATAACACCGTCGAAGCTGCCGCAGTCGGGAGGATTGGAGCCGCCGGTATACTTGTCCGTGTAGTAAGCATACAGCGGGTGATGATGCAGGATGATGGCGGAGAACTCCTTGACCGTTTCGGGGCTGTCGGGGTTTTCGCCGGGTATCTCGAACACCGTCATGCCTCCGGCAGGGATTTTGATTCGCTCAAAGCTGCCGGACAAGCCGGAAAGCTCCTCGGAGAGCGCGTCGTTCAGATTGAAGTCCTTCAGCGCCAGAAACGCGCTGTTCGTAGTGGCAAGAGCCTTGTTTTCGTTTTTCATGGTATCATTCCATCCTTTCGTTATTTACGGGTCGCCTTACGGACGCCCACAGTCGCTTTTTCGAATACGCTGACCAGCCCTTCAAGCCAGTCGGGTAACACATCGCCGTTCTCGGATATCTGCTCCCGCACGAAAGCTGAGAGGGAGTTGGCATTGACGGTCTCGTAAACCAGTCCTCCGTAGCCCTCTGCGCGAAGCGCCTTAAAGAGCTCGTCCTTGCGGTCGGCGGTCGCCGATGCGCGGGTTGTATTGGTGAGGCAGAACATCGTGCCGGAGCGGGTGAAGTTCTGCGTTTCGGTATCGGTCATGAGCTGCGCCAGAGCAGCGTCGGTTTCGTCGAGTGCGGCGTTGAGTTCCTTAACGCGCTGCTCGGTATCCTTTTTCTCGTCCCGCAGAGCCTTAAGCCGGTCTGCGAGTTCAAACATTTTTTCGGAATTGTCCATTGTGATATGCTCCTTTTACATAAATGGGTTGTTGCCGTAGCGATAATCGTCGACCAGCGTCTTGGCAAGGTTCGCCTTGTTCTTCAGGGCTTTGAGCACCTTCTCATCGACCGTGCCCTGCGCGGTAAGATAAATATAGGTACATGGCATCCGCTGACCGGCGCGGTGAATACGGGCTTTGCACTGCTCGAAGTTGCTCATGCTGTAATCCAGCGAGTAAAAGACCATCGTGCTTGCCGCCGTGAGCGTCAGCCCCAGACCGGCGGTTGCGATCTGCCCGACAAAAACGGGGACATCGGGGTCGTTCTGGAAGCGGGCGACCTGCTCGTCGCGGTCTTTTACGCCGCCTTTGACGATGGAGTAGTTGACACGCTTCTTTTCGAGCATGGCGCAGATCGCGCCAAGCTCCGGCACGAAGCGGGCGATAACGACGAGCTTGCGATTCTCCTCGATTGCCGCGTCGAGGATGTCCTCCAGCACATCGAGTTTTGCCGTTGATACCTGTTCGGCGGCGCTGCTCTCGTCGCTGCCGATGAAGCCGCCCGTGAGCTGCGATAGCCGCAGCAGCTTGGTGAGCACATTGGTAATGGTGACCTCGCCCTCGGATAGCTCGGCGTAGCTCTCCTGCACGAGACTTTGGTAGAGCTTCGCCGCCCTCGGCTCCAGCTCGACCTTGCGGATGATATCCGTTGTAGATGGCAAGTCCAAACACTCTGCCTTCGTAGCTCTGAACGCGATGGAGTGCATCCGCCGCGTCAGTTCCGGCTCCATCGACTTTTTGAGCACCGGCGTGTGATTACCGTAGCCGGTCATGTAAAAATAGGTGTTGCGGAAGCTGTAAAAGCTCTGTCCGAAAATGCGTGGGTCAAGAAACTTATACTGGCTGAACACGTCGATTGCCTTGTTCGTGACCGGCGTTCCCGTCAGCAGCAGCCGGTATTTTACCGCTGCGCCCAGCCGGTGCATCGCCTTGGATGCCGAGATGTTGTGCGTCTTGATTTTGTGCCCCTCGTCGGCGATGATCAGGTCGGGATGCCATGCCGCGAGCTCCCTCTCCAAGCGCCACGCCGATTCGTAGTTGACGACAGCCACCTGCAGCGCGTCGCCGGTCATGTGCCGGAGCGTATCTGCCTTCTTCTCGCCGCTGCCCTTGAGCACGGCGAGGGTATAACCAAAGGCGGCAAACTTACCGAACTCCTCGTCCCATACGCCGACGACCGACAACGGTGCTACGACCAGTGCTCGTTTGATGCGTCCGGCGTTATACAGCGCACCTGCTGCGGCGATGGACACCAGCGTTTTCCCGGTGCTAACCCATTTCCATTAGGAGAGCGACGCCCTGACTTCTGGAAATATTCATTTACATCACCTGCCTTTCTTCTTCCCGAAACCGTGTACTTTGCAATGCTCCGACTGAGACGGGAGCACCTCAAGGTTCGCGGGGTCGTTGTTGAGTTTGTTGCCGTCGATGTGGTGGACGACCTCGCCCTTTTTGAGCGGTCTGCCGAGTATGGCTTCGGCAATTCTGCGGTGCGCGTGTTTGCCGAGTAGCTTGGGATATGCCTTGCCCTCGCCGGTACCACGGAACTTGCGACTCCGCTTAACACGCGACTCCATTACGCCGCCGGGCTTGTTCATGGGGTTATCCGTGCGGTTGTACTCGGTCATGCGCTGCGAGTTCCATTTGTAAAAATGCTCCCGGCAGCAGAAGTTGTTTTCACGGATTTGGTTTTCCGACCGTTGGAATGCTTTCCCGCACAGGGCGCATTTCACCGTGACCTTCGTCATCGGAATCACCTCCCGTCGAAACCAGACCAAACAGCTCGCATACGAAATTGAAAGCGGCGACCTGATGCGCATAGGGCTTTACCTTGATTGGCATTGGAAGCAGCGAAGCAGTGTCTTTTTTCATCGGAGCTCGTCACCTCCGGGCAGTTCCGTGATGGAAACGCTCTCCACGGTGTCGCCGGGAACGATGACCATTACCCGACGCTTTTCGCCGAACAGGTAACGGAGCAATCGTTCCCGAAGCGCTACACGCTTGCATCTGACGACGCCGTCTTCGGTGGGCTTCTTTGAAACGCTGATCTTTAAATCGTGCTTCATCTTTCATCCGTCCTTTCCGAGGGACGGTTTTGTGTGTCCCTCGGCATACGGAGAAATGCAGGGTGTTTTGGGGAGGTACTCAGAACACTTTTTTGATTTTTTTCTTCGCGCTGTCGATAGACTCGCGGACAGCACGATGATCTACGCCCTCGACTCGTGCGATTTCCCGCAAGGAAAGCCCGTCCGCCAGCATAAGCAAACGCCTTTGCTGTACCGCCGTCAGCGTTTTCATTGCAGCATAAAGGCGCTTGTTTCTTTCCGCTGTCTCCACTTCTGTTTCGGGAGTGTGGTTGTCCCCGTATTCCTTCCCCTCAAAGAGAATGGCATCCAACGAATAACAGTGATACCGTTCTTTGCGACTAAGGTTGTCCTCCTCGCGCCGCGATGCCGTGATAAATGTACCAAGCTCTTCGTCGACCTCGACCTCCGAGGTTGTTACGTCTGCAAAGTTCCATTGAATCTTCATAAAATGACCTCCGTCTCGTTGTCTCGAAACGGAGGTCTGTGGCAGCTGACCGAAAATGGCAACAAGATACCATACCGCAGTCCTTCACAGATTGCTCCGTTTCGGAATGCAGCTTCCTGCTCAATAGTCAGCTGAGTGTATTAAGTTCTACCGTCGCATAGCGTTGAGCCGTTCCAGATCAGGGAACGCACCATTTGATGGTGGGCTATGGAATGAATGCGCAAGGAAATATTTAATCCTTTTTTCAAACATAATATTTGACTTTTGGACAATAGTGTGATATACTATATTTGGGGTTTCCTCAGGAGCGCCTTCCGTTCCTAACCTGCTCTCATTATATAAAATGGGGCTTCGAAATCTGGGGATGGTTTGGTGCACCATAGTGCACCGTGGTGCAAATCTCAGTAAAGGAGTGTCGAGCCGACGTGGAATTCAAAACACTTTTCCCAATTATGAAAAAGCATTTAGCCGACGGTGATGATGTGCCGTATTTTTTCCGCGAATTAATGGCAAAGATTACGACTGTATCTGAGGCTGACTGGGCAAAGGGTAAAGACCCTTCCGCAAAACTCAGCGATAACACCATTCGCAGCTATGTAAAACGAGGTTTATCCAAGAATTTAGCGGGAAATATCGTGTATCATCTAACACCTAAAATACTTACACGGAGCATAAGCAAGCGAAGCCCCGCTTCAAGGGCTTTATTTGCAGAGGATTTAGTCGGTTATGAACCGACCATAAATGCAGATAATGTTGCAGAAAAAGTCACCGAATGGCTGGAACAAATTATTCAGGAGTCTGCTGGGCTGATTCCGCAGGATGAACTCCAGAAACAGCAGCAACAGATTCTTGCATCCGATTTGAAGAAAAAGTACGGCGATTATTTACTTGCAGAAACAGATGGGTGCTGTCCATTCCCGGGGTGCGGGAGGCAGCTAACTATTTCAAAAAACGGAAAAGCCATTCATACATTTGAAGTTAGCTTGATAGATAAATCTAAAGCGACTACGCCCGAAAACCTCATGGCAATGTGCCCGCAGTGCTATGCCACATATCTCCTTGATGACAGCAAGAAGTTGATGGCTGAACTAAAGGAAATAAAAACGGTGTTGTCTACGCATAAACAAAGCATCCGTCTTCTTGATGACCTGCCTTTGGAAAAGGGCATTGTCGGCGTAATCAAAAGAATACGGAAACTCGGGGAAAAGGAATTGTCTGATGCTTCCTTTGAACCAAAGGAAGTCAAGCAGAAACTTAGCCCGTCTCAGGACATGGTGCTTTACAATGCGGTAACCAACTACGTCACCACATACTTCATACGCATAAAAGAAATAATGATAAATCTGGATAAAAGCGGCGAAATTGACTACGATGAAATCCAAGACCAGATTCACGCATTGTATAAGAAACTAAAAAAGGCAAACAAACCGCATCTCGAAATCTTCAATGAAATCGCAGATAAAATACATCGTGTTACGCTACAGGACGCAATTTTCTGCCAGATTGTGGTTTCGTACTTCGTGCAGAGCTGTGAGGTGTTCGATGCAATTACCGAATAAGCTGTATTCATATAAAAACAGCACCTTGGCGATGATTCCAACGGTGCTCAAAGAGGTACAAGATAATCCAATCGCAGTGAAAGACCTTTATCTTCGGATAAAGCCTTCGCTTTCCGACGCAACGGATTTTTTGTCGGTTATGGACTGCCTATATGCGCTTAACGCAATAGACATCAATGAGAAAGGAGAGGTATATTCATGCTTATAGAAATCACCTCGCCGGTCTTTAAGGAAAAAGGAAAAGAACGACCTCCAATCCGCTTCAAAGAGGGATTGAACGTCGTTCTCGGAAAAGAGGATGGCGAAAACTCAATCGGAAAATCCTCTGCCATGCTTGCCATTGATTTTGCTTTTGGTGGCAACTCGTACCTTGTCAGTGATGGTGTGAAGCACATTGGCAATCACACTATCTTCTTTACATTTGAATTTGATGGAACGCCGTACTACTTTGCCCGCAGTACCGAATCGCCCACCGATATTCATGTATGCTCAGAGGGATATGTGCTGACAGGAGTTGTATGGACGAAGCAGCAGTTTGCCGACTGGTTGAAAGAAAAATACCATATTGATTTCGCAGGGCTATCCTTCCGCGAGACAATGAGCAGCTTCTTCAGGATATACGGAAAAGAAAATACCGATGAGCGCAAACCTCTCAAGGGCTTGCCCGGAGAAGGAATGCAAAAATCCATCGAAATTCTTGTCCGCCTGTTTGACAGATATAAGGACATTGAAGCCTTCAACGGCAATCTTGAGGAGCAGAAAAAGCGGCTGTCGATTTTCCGAGAAGCCCGAAAGTATCGCTTTGTCCCTGACCTCGTTGGAGGCAAAACAAAATATGACGAAAATCTGGCGCAAATACACAGCCTGCAGGTTCAGCTTGATAATCTGACTGATGAACAGGTGGAAGGCCATAACGAAGCAGACATTGAAAAGAGTCGTTTAAAATCACAGCTTCAGGGCAGTAAGCTGCGTCTCGAAACCGATTTGCAGGCAAAACGCCGCCGAGTAAGCCTCCTGGATATTAGCCTCGCGTATGGTCTATATCCGACAGAAGCAGATTTATCTGCTTTACAGGAGTTTTTCCCTGATGTGAACATTCGGAAGCTGTATGAAGTAGAAAAATACCATCAGAAGCTGGCGACCATACTCGATGAACAGTTCAAAAGCGAGCGCCAATCGGTCGAGTTGGAGATTGCTGCTTTGCTGGAACAAATCCAGTCAGTGCAGACAGAAATCAACCAGCTCGGTTTTGTCGGCAACCTGTCCAAAGAATTTTTGGATATGCATTCGGAAATTAAAGGTCATATTGATGCGCTGAAAGCACAGAATGAAGCGTACCTTACATTGACCGAGCTGCAGGATGCAAAGAAAAAAGCTGACGAAATGTTGAAACACGCGATAGAAAGCATCCTTGATGAGATTGAACGTGCTATCAATGATAGAATGAAGGAATATAACGATTCGCTCTTTACGGACGTGCGGAAAGCGCCGCGCCTCACATTCAACGAGTACAACAGTTACAGGTTTGAAACGCCGGATGATACCGGCACAGGCTCGAATTACAAAGGCATGGTCATCTATGACTTGGCAATACTCAACCTGACTGCACTACCGGCCATAGCGCACGATTCGTTAATTTTGAAAAACATCGGCGATGGTGCTGTCGACGGCATTATGAAAATATACGTTCAAAGTACAAAACAGGTGTTTATCGCCTTTGATAAACAGGCTGCGTATAAACCAGACACGCAGCGCATTCTGACGGGTAATACTGTTTTGAAATTGTCGGATGGTAATTGCGAACTGTACGGCGAATCATGGAATAAAGAGGTGACAGACAATGAAGATGAGTTATAAGAAGCTGTGGAAGTTGTTAATTGACAGAAACATGAAGAAAACTGAGCTACGACAAGCAGCGGGTATCAGCTCGTCCTCACTTGCGAAGCTCGGAAAAGACGAGAATGTTACAACCGCTGTTCTGTTAAAGATATGCGATGTTCTTCAGTGCGATATAACAGACATCATGGAAACAATTCCCGATGATGCCGCTGCCACGGGCAGCGGGAAAGAAGGTACCACAAAATGACTGATAACCAGAAAAAATTAATGAGCATCCTCCGCGAGATGTTTCAGTTTGACCAGTCTGACCTTGATTTCGGCATCTACCGTATCATGCGAATGAAGCGCGATGAGGTCAACAGGTTCATAGAAGAAGACCTGCCCACACAAATTACCGACGGCTTGAAAGAGCTCGCCGGATTAGATTCTGCTGCCGATATTGCGGCCATTGATAAGCAAATCGCGGATACAAAGGCTGCGCATCTTTCCGATGCAATAAAAGCTGCCGCCGTCGCAGAGCTGGAGGAACAGAAGAAAGCCCTCGCCGGAAGCGTCGACATCACCGCTGTTGAAGCCGATGTGTATAACCACCTGACGAACTTCTTCTCCCGCTACTATGACGATGGTGATTTTATATCCCAGCGCCGCTACAAGGATGGTGCGTATTCCATTCCCTATGAGGGCGAGGAAGTCAAGCTGCACTGGGCGAATGCCGACCAGTACTACATAAAAACCAGCGAGTATTTTACCGATTACACCTTCAAAACGGCGTATGGTGAAACCATCCGATTCAAGCTCGTCGATGCCCAAACCGAACGCGATAACAACAAGGCAAACCAGAAGCGTTTCTTCCAGATGTACACCGAGAAGCCCTTTGAGGTAATCGACGGAGTATTGTATTTTTATGTCGAGTACAAGGCGTCGGAGTACAGTGATAAAACCGCACAGGCAAAACACATCGCCGACATCGTCGAAGCCTATGCCGCCGTTCAAACAAAGCCGGAGTATATGCCGTTCTCTGCCATTATGACAATTACGGACAACAAGACGCTGCTGGAACGCCAGCTTATTCGCTACACCGCCCGCAACACCTTTGATTACTTCATCCATAAGGACTTGGGTAAATTCCTGCGCCGTGAGCTTGATTTCTACATCAAGAACGATGTTATTTTCCTTGACGATATCGACGAGCAGAATGAAGCGAAAACAAAACTCTACTGGTATGGATTTGATGGATTCCGACCTCATTCGCAACTACCTGCTTATGGGGCTGGATTCAGTAAAGCAGATTCAAGTCTACAATAACATCTGGCGTCCCACGGAAATCCTCTTTGATTACGAACACCAGAGCGAACTGCTCGATAATTTCTTCCGTGACTATTTAACAATGAAATTGGCACGTATTCCGAAGAAAAACGAGGTTTACAAGGAATTCAGAAGCTACCACAGCGCCAACAAAATTCCCATCAACGATTTGTGCCAAGATATATATAGTTATGCCAAGCATTATACTGATATGTATTTTGCCCGTAGCAGCGATCCTGTGCTGCAATCGCTGTATGAAGATATGAAAGCTATCCGTATGGAAGTAGCATAAGACTGTCCAAAAGTACGCATACCAGTTGAACTGGAGTGAGGACAATCTGCCGGATACCGAGCCAAAAAGTTATCCGGTGCTGGGGGATTTCATTCCCGTGATTGATGAATGGCTGGAGGATGACCGCAAGATCCCGCGCAAGCAGCGGCACACCTCCTGGAGGATTTTCTGCCGACTGCGGGATGAACACAGTTTTGGCGGCAGCTATTCCAGCGTGAAAAAATATGTCCGTAAAAAGCGGTTTGTTATGAACTCCAAGAGCAGCGGTTATCTTCCGCTGGCGCATGCTCTGGGCAGCGGGCAGATGGATTTTGGCAAGCATATTTACTACGACGGCACCGGGCAGGAGCAGGACGGCTACGCACTAACCATTTCCTTTCCCAACTCCAATAAAGGATACACGCAGACCTTCCCCTCGCAAAACCAGGAATGCCTGTTAGAAGGGATGAAGCGCATCTTTGAACATATTGGCGGTGTGCCGCCCATCCTGCGTTTTGACAATATGTCCACCGCTGTTGTGCAGGTTCTCAAGGGCACGGAGCGGATTCTTACGGATGGCTTCACTCGATTCATGCTGCATTACCGTTTTCGTGCGGAGTTCTGCAATCCGGCATCTGGTAACGAAAAAGGAAACGTAGAAAACAAGGTGGGTTACAGCCGGAGAAATGCCTTTGTCCCTGTTCCGACCATTACATCCTTTGACGCATTCAATGAATCCCTGTGGGAATGGTGTGAAAAAGACGCCAAGCGTCCTCACTACAAGAAAAAGCTGCTGATTGAGGAGCTTTGGAAAGACGACGAGGCGAACCTGCTGCGGCTGCCAGAGTATCCATTCTCAGTATTCCGCTATGCTTCGCTGACAGTGAACAAAAGCGGATTTGTAACGATTGAAACCAACAAATATGGCCTTTCTCCCGCGCTTTCCGGTGAAACGGTGCAGGCCAAGATTTTCTTTGACCATGTGGAGTTTTTTCATGACCACCACCCGGTTGGGCACTATCGCAGGAGCTACAAAACCAATGATGAGGTCTACGACTGGACGCAGTATGTGTCCGTGCTCTGCAAAAAGCCTGGTGCAATTGAACACACCCGCTTCTTCCACCAGATGCCGCAGCAGTGGCAGACATTTTTGGAACAGACCAGCGGCAGAGAGCGCAAAAATGCGCTTCAGCTACTCAGCGAAATTGTATCTGACGGCAATGCCGCCTTGTGCGCCGATGCACTGGAGCTCGCCGGCGAGAATGGCCGCACGGATGCGGACAGCCTCCGGCAGTGCTATTACATGATTGCAAAGAAGGAATACCGACCTGATCCGCTGAAGCTGCCCGGTTCTCCGGTGCTAAACTACAATCCCAACCTTTCCGCCTATGACGGCCTGACGGGAGGTGGCGCGAATGTCTGAGGAAATTGAGCTGATGATGCGACAGGTGAAGTTGGGCGGCATGGCCAAGGAATGGCGCTCCGTCCAGTTTGAAAGTACAGAGCAATATGTGACCGACCTGCTGAAGCTGGAGCTGAAAGAGCGTGAAGCCAACAGGATTAACCGCATGGTGAAAACCGCCGGTTTCCGTGTTCTGAAAACGCTGGATGACTTTGTGTGGACTCCCGCCATTGAGCTGCCCAGCGGCTTGACTGCCGAGTACATGGAGGAACTGCAATTTCTTACGCCCAAGGAGAATCTCATTTTTATGGGCACTGTTGGTACCGGCAAAACACATCTTGCCACAGCCATTGCCTTGAAAGCTTGCCAGGAAGGGCGGCGTGTCCGCTTTTATACGGCGGCGTCCCTTGCCAATATCCTGCTGGAGAAAAACAACAAAGGTACGCTGAACAACTATCTCAGCACACTGAAAAAAGTGGAGCTCATTGTGATTGACGAAATTGGTTTCGTGCCGCTGCACAAGGATGCCGCCGAGCTACTGTTTCAGGTAATCTCCGACTGCTACGAGCGAAAGAGCCTCATTATTACATCCAATCTGGAGTTCTCGCAGTGGAACACTGTCTTTGGCGACAACCGCCTGACGGCAGCGCTGGTTGACCGGCTGATCCACCATTCCCACATTGTAATCTTCTCCGGCGAGAGCTACCGACTGACCCAGTCCATGCAACGCCAGCGTACCCACTGAAAAAGTGCTCCAAAAAGTGAGCATTGGGCCCCGACCTGTTTGGCCCCGTGGGTCTCCAAAATGTGAGCGTTGGGTCTCACCCTGTTTGGCCCCGAAAAAGGCCTCGATGCTACATGCACGAACAACAAATTAGGTGCTCCAAGGTGCTAACCTTTTTGGGGACCTTTTGCTAACATTTTTACTTGACGAACACATCCGGGATGTCCGTGCTTTTGCTTTCTATGCAGGTGAGAGCGAGATCACAAAGGAAGTGGTACTGGAATACAAACAGGAATTACAGAAAAAGGAATATGCGGTGCGATCCATCAATTCCATGCTGGCCAGCTTGAATAGCTTCCTTATATATATGGGCTGGACGGATTGCAAAGTGAAGTCCTTCAAGCTACAGCGGCAGGTCTACTGTGCGGAGGAGAAGGAGCTGACCAAGGCAGAGTATGAGCGGCTGCTGAAGGCAGCGGAGAAGAACGAACAGCTCCGGCTGGTGATGCAGACCATCTGCCGCACCGGCATCCGGGTATCAGAGCTGAAATACTTTACCGTAGAGGCTGTGAGCCGTGGCGAGGTCATTGTGAACTGCAAGGCCAAGACCCGAACGATCCTGATCCCCGGAAAGCTGAGAAAGCTGCTGCTGGACTATGCCAGAAAACAAAAAATCCGCTCCGGGGTGATCTTTCTCACTCGGAACGGAAAGCCGCTGGACAGGAAAACGATATGGGCGCAAATGAAAGGCTTGTGCAAGGCTGCCGGAGTCAACCCCAGCAAGGTCTTTCCCCATAATCTGAGAAAGCTATTTGCCAGAACCTTCTACGGTATCGAAAAGGATATTGCGAAGCTGGCAGACATTCTGGGCCACAGCAGCATCGATACGACCCGCATCTACATCATGACCACAGGCACCGAGCACCGCAGAAAAATTGAGCGATTGGGGCTTGTGGTGTAG